GTAGGTGTAGTAACTGATCCCGAGGCGGTGATGGACATTTTAAAAAAATATAGACGATTGGGGTTAATTCCTATGTATACAAGTATCAGTTGGTCTATTATAGAGGATACAATTTACATTTATACCGATGCAGGCAGATTATGCCGTCCAGTATTTTATATTGAGGACAACCAAATCAGTTATAATAAAGAAAAGGTATTGAATAAACTATTAGACGAGGATTATACATTCAACGAGTTATTAATTGGGTTCAATACATTCAAGAAGACTAATGTAGATAAAAAAGCATTTATCAAATCCAACTCTGTATATAGCAATATAAGCGATTTGTATAGTGTTACGGAGAATGAGGGCACCACTATTGAAAGCAAGGATAAAATATTAGAAAAATTATTAGAAACACCAGGAATTATTGAATATTTAGATACAGCAGAAACCGAAACAACTTTAATTGCTACAACCGAAGAGAATATAAATAAATTCACAACTCATATTGAAATTCACCCATCATTATTGTTAGGTGTTATGGGTAATCAAATTGTATTCCCAGAAAACAATCAGTTGCCTCGTGATGTTTTCTCCTGCGGACAAAGTAAGCAGGGAGTAAGTTTATATCATTCCAATCATCAAAACAGGATTGATAAGATGGGTGTTGTGTTAAATAATGGACAAATTCCACTTGTTAAAAGTCGTTTTTTGAAATATATTAATAACGAACAGCACCCATATGGTGTTAATGCTATTGTTGCTATTGGAAGTTATGGAGGCTATAATGTAGAGGATTCAATTTTATTCAATGAGGGCTCAATAAAGCGTGGTATGTTTAATACAACATACTTAAATAGTTACGAGGCAAGGGAAGAGAGCACCAAGGTTGCTTCGGGGACGATGGATAGTAAGTTTGCGAATATAGAAAGCGAATCGGTAATAGGTAAAAAGCCTGGTTATGATTATTCCGAGTTAGACGAATACGGATTGATTAGGGAAAATACCCCATTAGATGATAAAAAGGTGGTAATCGGCAAAGTTACAACTGATATGGAGAACCCTGATAATTACATTGATGGATCCGTCACCCCTAAAAAGGGTCAGTTGGGTTTCGTAGATAAGTCATTTATTACTGATGGCGAAGAAGGATACAGAATTGCGAAGGTTCGTATTAGAGAAGAGCGTGTGCCTGCTATGGGTGATAAATTCTGTAGTAGATGCGGACAAAAGGGAACAGTTGGTCTGATTATCCCTGAAAAAGATATGCCTTTTACATCGGAGGGAGTACGCCCAGATTTAATTATCAATCCACACGCTCTACCGAGTAGAATGACTATTGGTCAGTTGGTAGAAACTTTAATGGGTAAAGCGTGTGCGATGTATGGTGGTTTTGGTGATTGTACTGCGTTTGCTAATAAAGGTCCAAAGCACCAGGTATTCGGTTCTCTATTAAAAGATATTGGTTACAATTCATCGGGTAATGAAGTTTTATACAGCGGTGAATCTGGCGAACAATTACACGCAGAACTATTTATTGGTCCCTGTTATTATATGCGGCTAAAGCATATGGTTAAAGATAAAATTAATTATCGTGCTCAGGGTCCAAGGACAGTTTTAACTCGTCAAACAGTCCAGGGTAGGTCAAATGACGGTGGACTGCGTATTGGTGAGATGGAGCGTGATTGTATGATTGCTCATGGCGCTACAACATTTTTAACCGAATCTATGTTAAAGCGTGGCGACGAATATTATGTAGCCGTTTGTAATAACAGTGGGACGATTGCTGTGTATAACGAAACCAAAAACATTTTTATAAGTCCATTTGCCGACGGACCAGTAAAATTCAATACAAATATTGAAGACGAATTGAACGTGGAAGTTGTAACCAAGTATGGTAGGGATTTTAGTATTGTGCGAGTTCCATATTCGTTCAAGTTATTGATGCAAGAATTACAAGTGATGAATATTCAAATGCGAATTATCACAGAGGACAATGTGGATCAATTGACATCTATGAGTTATAAAAACACTGTGGAAATAATGAAAGACAGGGTTCTGACGGATACACAGAAAAGCGAATTCAATAAGATTGTTAAAACGCAAGGTGCGGATAAGAAAGCACCCAAGAAAGCACCAAAAAAACCAACCAATAAAGAGATTAAGGAAATGGACGAGGAGCCACTGGAAGAGGAACCAATTGATGATGACGATGATGACGATGATTTAGACCCAATTACAATTGAGGCAGTGAAAAGAGCCGAACTTGATTTTGAAAAAAGCCAGTTGGAAGATAGTGATGATGATGATGAACCAAGACCGTCATTAACAATCGGTGAGCAAATCGGTGACACATTTAATGATTTCATAGAAACATTAACAGGTAGTGCGGAAGAAAAACCTGAAAAGACCGAAGATACACGGGAAGTATTTGAAAAAGAAGTAGTAAAGGTAGATCCAGTGCCCGACGACGAAGATAGCATATTTAGTGTTGAAACTGAAAAAACAAAAGAAGTGAAAGAAAATAATGATGGTGAAGATGATGATGATGATGATAATAAAAATTCATCGTTTACATTTGATGACCAATCTAAATCGCAAAATAGAAAAACAATAAGGGTGGGTAATCAGTAAAAAATCAATTTTTCTTTTTAAATAAAAAAATTGATTTTAAAAAATTGATAATTTAAATATAATTTTTCATATTAAAGTATTAAATGACGAGAAAAAAGAGACAGAGAAAGAAGGCTGATTATTCAAACACAGTTATATATAGATTTTATTCAAAGAACCCAGATATTGAAGATGATTATATAGGACACGCAACAGATTTTGTTAAAAGACAAACAAATCATAAGAGTAGTTGTAATAACAATAGTGAAAAGAATAAAGAATATAATTACGAAGTTTATAAATATATTAGAGAGAACGGGGGATTTGATAATTGGCAATTTGAAATATTAGAATATGCTGATTTAAAAGATAAAGATGAAGCGGAAAAACTGGAAGGACATTATATAGAAATATTTAAGCCAACACTAAATAAGAATGATGTAGGACTAACGCCTGAAGAAATAAAAGAAAATCAAAGAAAACAGGATAAAAAATGTAAGGATAAGAAAAGAGAAGACCCAGAATATAAAAAGAAAGAAGCAGAGACTAATAAAAAATGGGCGGAAGACAATCCTGAAAAATTGGCGGCAAAAAATGCGAAGAGGCTTGAAAGTTATATTTGTGTTTGTGGTTGTTCTACCAGTAAAATGAATGAAGCAAGACATTTTGATACTATAAAACATAAGGCATTTCTAAAAAATAATCCAGAATAAGCATATAAATTCAATATAATTTTATTTACAATTAATATTATATTGATTTTTTGAAGTATATTGTATAAATCTCTCTAATAATCGCCATCCTCCTCGTCGCTATTGAAATCATCGTCGTCAGGAATATTATTCATATTATACTCCTCAGCGTCTATTTCAGCCGACGTTTGCTCCTCTTCTTCTAAATCAAGTTTGTAAATTTCTTTATTCATATCGGTTACATTATCAGTTTGATTTAATTTTCGTTCCTTCATTGCCTGAGCTTCCATCTTCATTCTTTCTACATCATAATTTTCTTTTACGTATTTGGTCACTCCTTTTTGTAAGCCAACCCCCCACTCTCCTAATTTTCCGCTTTTGAATAAATTATTTACTTCTCTTTCCTCGTCTGTTAAATCTTTCAAATGATCTGTAAGTGAATTTTTTTCTTTCGCCTTTGTCTGCAAGATTTTATCCTTAATTTTCGCATATGAATTGCTAATTAAGGTAGAGTGATTATTCATTATATTTAAAAACTCAAATATGTAATTTATGATATTTTTATTAACCTCCTCTTCATCATAATCAGGCGTCTCCTGTATCTGCGATTTAAACTCATCGTCTTTTGTAATTTGAATGTATTCATTAATAATACTGTAGAAAAAGTAGGAATAGATATATGTGATGAATTCCTTATCAAAGATGCTTGGTATTTCACTATAATCGGTTCCATTACTTACCTTTACAGGCGAATTATATTTGATGATTTTAATCAATTTCAAGAATATTGCGTATTTGTTTTTAATTAATTTGAACGCTAACTCTAAACCAGGTTTGTTAGAAAACGAATTAAGGTTTTTGTAGTATTTATCTAATATATTAACTATATCCGTGCTGTGTACATCAGATAATAACCAATGAGCAGGGATTTTTTTAACATTCATATTTTTATTCAAAATGATATTTGGGAATATATTAAGCAGATTGTATAGATAATTCTCATAAAACTCGCTTGTATTAGTGTTTATTTCAAAATTCAATATTTTTTCCATGTTATCACGGAAAGATTTGTTTATGTCGGGCGACTTTCTCACAAATTCCATAACATTCTTCTTCATTATGTTGTTCGCACGAGACAGATAATTTTTAATATCATCAAGCTCTTCGGTATCTTCCTTCTTAATATCAAATGTGTCTAATAATGTCTCTAATTTTTGAAATAGATTATCGTCAACACTATCGACGGTATTATATTTTTTAACTACGTTTCTTAATTTTTCCACATAATTTATTATTGGGTAATTGGCGTCAACAATAACAATATTTCGTTTATTAATAATGTGTAGTAAATCATCAAGCATGGCCTTGGTGTATATTTTACCATCTTGTTTCAGTAGTTCAATAATATCAGCGGTGTCTTTTGTACCATCATATTCAATTGGTTTATACGCACATACGTTTTTCAATTCATCGTCCATAGGTAATTGATTATTGAAATTACAATAATATATGAAAGCCTTGTAAATGGTTTCGTCGTTGTACCCAGATTTTATTTTAGGCAATATAATTTTTGTGTTCTCTGCGTGATACAAAATAGACGGTGAGTTTAAGTTATTGATTTTTTCAATAACGTTGTTATAATTCTTGATTAAGTTATTATTTTCAGCAATAGTTTTATCTTTACCCATAAAGTATTCAATCGCATTTATGCTTTCATCGCAACAAGCACTTTCCAAAAAAGGTTCACCTGCCGAATTTGTTAACAAGGCCGCTTTAGTATTTACTACAGCTTGAATGCTTTCAATAATAGAATTACTCAAATAAATATTTTTGCCTAATAATGTTTCTAACATATTATTCTTTTTGCCTTTCTTGTATGCGTCGGTTAAATCATTCTCAAATGTCTCTCCTAATGGCATACTGTTAGTTTTAGAAATTTTAATATCATTTAATGGTGGTAAAAATTGATGCCATTTTCCAACTGATACAGCCTCTGGTATAGGTTCATCTTTATTCAGTAGTAAATATTCCTTCTTTGCAGCGATTAAATCAATCACCGCACTATCTTTCAAGACATGCATATCAATGTATGATTCTAAATTTTTGGCTATTTTATCGGCTGACAGTTTCATTATGGCGTCCCATGGTTTAATATTGTCTGCTGTTTTCTTTGTTACACAGGCAATATATACAACTGTCGTTTTATCTTGGTCACCATCCATAGGATATCCTGAAAATGACTTAATACAACTTGGAAATACCTTTCTTGTAGACACGCTTGGAATGTTAATTTGAATAGAAACAATTAAATACGATAATGTTAAATATACAAGTATTTGATTATGCATATCCTCGTATGAAACAACTTTTTTAGATTTGCCGTCCTTTTTATTCGCTGCTTTGAGTTGAGCCTTTTCATACTCTTCCTTAGATTTCATATTTGTTTTTAGTTTATTAATAACAGAATTAATTATAAATTCGTATTGTGGTTCTATATCAATTTCCATTTGACTGCACATATTGTGAATTACCCTTGTAATCATACCTTTGGTCGTATCTTCGTATGTCTTATCTTTGGGTGCGTTAGTTTCATCAAATTTAATATTATACTCATTACCCATTACTGCGTTGGTATTTAATTTGAATCCTGCCTCATCGTAACCCTCGTCGCTGGAAAAATCAATGTTCTTGATAATATAACCACTATGTTTATC